CGCAGGTGGTGAATATTACGCTAAATACAGCGCAGAAACCATCAATAAAATCGCGCAGGAATATCTTAAAAGAAATATGCATCACAACTCTAATTTACAACACGAGATTCCCATTACTGGATGTACGGTTGTAGAATCGTGGATTAAAGAAGGTGAACACGATAAAAGCCAAAACTTTGGATTTAATTTTCCCGATGGTACTTGGTGCATTGGAATGAAGGTCGATAATGATGAGGTATGGCAATCGATTAAGCAAGGCGATGTGAAAGGATTTTCATTAGAAGGATTCTTTACCGAGTTAAGCGATGAATATTTAGCCGAGCAAGAGATAGAAAAGATAATGCGTGAGTTAACTGCCGAGTTAAACTCGTGAGTTGGTTAATTAGCTGACAAACAAAAAGCCCCCAACGTTTTGGGGGTTTTTCGTACAAAGGAAATTAAACTAAAACAAAAACTAAACGATCAAACTACAAAACAAAAATAGGTTGAATGCTACATATAGTTGAGAAAATAATTTTAACAATGAATAAAGTAAATGAAATCGTGAGTAAGTACGCAGATCGTTTGAAGTCATTTGGCATTAAATTAAGTGCTGAAGGAGAAATCGAAGCGGCTACTCCAGTACGTTTTGCAGTTGCAATTCTTAAAGATGGAACTGAAGTCAGTTCACCCGATGAAATGATTGCCGTTGGTAGTCCACTATTTGTAAAGGATGCCGAAGGTAATGAAGTTCCTGCACCCGATGGTAAACACGAAACTGCCGAAGGTAAGTACATCGTAACCGTTGGCGGTGTTGTAACTGAAATTTTAGAACCCGAAATGGAATCCGAAGAAGTGGCCAAAGAAGAACAAGCCGCTTTTGATGGAGTTTCAAAAGAAGAATTTGAATCAACTATTAATGCATTAATTGAGCAATTCGAAAGCCGCATCAATGCGTTGAATAGCGAGAAAGCGCAACTATCTGCACAAGTGGAAAAGATGAGCAAACAACCTGCAACCGAGAGCGTGAAGAAAGTGAATGTTCCAACTGCATCTGCTCCAATCAACTTGGCAAAAATGGATTCTAAAAACAGAATCTTTTCGATAATAAATAAATATAAATAATTAAATAAAAAAATGGCTGATAGCTTAACAATCAACAGTTCATCTTATAATGGTGAATTAGCGTTACCGTATATCAACGCTGCGATTTTGTCAGGAGACACTTTGGCGAAAGGATACGTTACCTTAAAAGAAGGTGTAAAATACAAAGCAGTATTAAAGAAATTGTCTAACGCTGCTTCTTTGGTTCAATCTGCTTCTTGTGATTTCTCTCAACAAGGTTCATTGAATTTGGATGAGTCAGTTTTGACCGTTACAGATTTGAAAGTAAACTTGGAACTTTGCAAAAAAGAATTTGCATCTGATTGGGAAGCCGCTGCAACTGGACGCGGATTTATTAACGATGTAGTTCCTTCTAACTTCGCTGATTTCTTAATTGGTTATGCAGCAGGTAAAGTTGCTGAAACTATTGAATACACAATTTGGCAAGGTGATACAAGTGGAACTTATGCTTCATTTGATGGATTTGAAAAGAAGATTAACACAACCGCAGGTACTTACTACAATGCTACTTGGTCAGCAGGTGCAATGAGTGCTACTCACGTTATCGCTAACCTAAATCAGTTGATTAACAACCTTCCTGCCGCTTTGATTGGTTCTCCTGATACTAAATTGTATATGAACCGCCAAACTGCTCAATACTATCGCCAAGCCATTACCGCTTTGGGTTATATGCAAATGTATCAAGCAGGTGATGAGTTCAACTTGCAATTCAACGGATATGACATTTATGTTTGTCCAGGTATGAGCGCAGGAACTGTGATCGCTGCACAACCTTCAAACTTGTTCGTTGGTGTTGATGCTAACTCTGATTTCGCTGAAGTGAAAGTAGTTGATATGTCTTTAACTGATGCTTCTGATAACGTAAGAATGGCAATGAGATTCCGCACTGGAGTACAAGTTGGAGTTTACCAAGACGTTGCTTTCGGTTCTAACACCTAATTAATTAACCACATATAAAAGGGGAGTGGTTACGGCTGCTCCTTTATTTATTAAAAAAACCATATAAAACAATGAGTTGTACCATAAGCGGAGGATTTGGTCTGCAGTGCAAAGATGGAATTGGCGGTATCAAAAAGATTTATTTGAATGCCTATTCATTATTTGCAGGAACATTGACCATTGACGCTACCACACAAGAAGTAAATGCGTGTTCATCTGCTGCAGACGTGTTTGAATTTACACTTCCAAAATCAACAGGTAGCTTCACTGAAGAAGTTGCTTCAAGTGTTGAGAATGGAACTATTTTCTACACTCAAACAGTAACCGCATCATTCCACAAATTGAGCGCAGCGAGAAGAAAGCAATTAGAGTTAATTGCTAAAAATCGTTTGTTCGTGATTGTCTTAGATACCAACGATAATTATTGGGTGGTTGGTTATGAGGATGGCGCGGAAGTAACTGCTGCATCTACGATGACAGGAACTGCCAAAGGTGATATGAATGGTTACACTATTACATTCACTTCTGATTCAAAGAACAAAGCATACCGCATCGAAGATGGTGTGTTTGCATCTGATTTCACTATTGATCCAGCAACTGCTGTTTAATACATTTGCAGCGTGAATTACCTGCAATCAAATACCGCATCTCAAACTCTCCTGCTATCACTTAAGCAGGGGAGTTTACTTTTTTCAACAACCTACACCGATTATTTATTGGTGTTGCAAAATGAATTAACTTCGGAATTGTTATATGTGATTCCAACGATTATAGCCGAAAATGATAGGATTACCGAATTGGGAATTAGTACGAATGCGAATGATCCGCTTAATGCATCGATTCTCATCAATCACGGTGGCCGTTGGAATTATATTGTTTACGGTCAAAATTCAACTACTAACTTGGATCCTTCTGATGCTGTGGTGGTCGGTGAAATTGAAAGAGGTTTTGTTGAATTTTCTTCGCTCATTAACTACTACGACCAACCCACGCTAACCATTCCATCTGATATAGAATACAATGCCTAATATAGTCGACGAAATAAAACAACGCATAGGAGCAACGCAAGTTGAACTATCAAAGTACGTGAAGATTCAACCTATTGAAGTTGAAGATAGGAAGGGATTTGTGAGTTATGGAGAATCTAATTCATTTCCAAATTACATCATCGAACTATACAACGAATCGCCAGTACACGGAAGCATTGTAAACTCGATTGCGTTTATGATTGCAGGACAATCATTCGTGTCAAGTAGCGCAGAAGCATCGAATGAAATTACGCGATTACAATTAGATAAAATAAGACACAGCACCGCGCTCGATTTGAAGTTGCACGGTGGTTTTTATTGGGAAATTATTTGGTCGATGGATAGAAGCACCATTGCACAAATAAATCATTTACCTTTTGAGAATTGTCGTTTATGCGTGAGCGATGACAATGATGAGGTGAGTGGTATTTATTACTCGCGTGATTGGAACGACACGCGCAAAAAAAAGAATATACCTGCATATATTCCAATGTTTAATCCCGATTACAAAGATGAATATCCAAAACAAGTGATGTTCGTTCATTCGATTGTACCGGGTAGCGAATATTATCCCAAACCCGATTATATAGGTGGTGTAAATTACATCGAGTTAACAAGGCAGATTAGCGAATATCACGTTAATAATATATTAAACGGCTTTTTTCCTTCATTGATTACTTCGTTTAACAATGGCATTCCATCGTTAGAGGAACAACGAATGATTAAGAATCAATTGCAACAAGCCATACAAGGAGCTGAGAATGCAGGAAAGGTACTTACATTTTTCAACGAGGATCGTGATAGAGGTGTAGAGTTCACTTCATTTCCAATATCTGATGCAGATAAGCAATATGAATTTTTGAGTGAAGAAAGCACCAAACAAATATTGATTTCTCACCGCGTTACAAGTCCATTACTTTTCGGTATTCGTGATGGTGGTGGATTAGGCAGTAATACTGATGAAATGAAACAAGCGATGTGGATTTTCACCAAACAAGTAATTGAACCATTTCAACGAATGATTACTGATAGCATCGAATATTTGTTTTCAGTTGTTGCAATAAATGCAACGGTTGAAATCACGCAGAACGATTTGATTTATTCACCGCCTGCCAATACTACTCCCACCACTCAAATAGAGCAAAAAAAAAAGTTAAGTGCGAACACGAAAGCATTTCTCAAATAGATGAAAGCTATGAGCCAACCAACGAAATGGCCGCAGAAGCGGAACTTGGTTTAAAGTGGCGAGAGGAATTTGGTAGAGGTGGTACGGAAGTAGGAGTTGCGAGAGCAAGAGACATAAGCAACAAACGTAATTTGTCATTTGACACCGTGAAGCGAATGAACTCTTATTTCGCAAGGCACGAAGTAGATAAAGAAGCAACTGGATGGAACGATGGCGAAGAAGGATTTCCTTCCGCAGGTCGTATAGCGTGGCAATTGTGGGGTGGTGATGCAGGGCGCGATTGGGCAAAGAGAATCATTGAACGCGAGGAAGTAAATTTAGATGACATCGCAGAAGATTTGATTGCGTTAGGCGAACAACCAAATGAAGATTGGATTTTAATTGATAGTTACGATGTCGATTACGAGAATGACGATTTAGAAAACGAAGCACTCGCACATATTTTTGATATTACACCCATCCAACAAGCGGTAAGCACGGGAACTGCTAAACCAAACGCAACGAGTGAGCAGGACAAAGTAATAGATGGCAAAACTTACTACGTGCGTTATCGTTATAGTGGTCGAATTACTGCATCATCAAGGCCATTTTGCCGCAAGATGATAAGCGCAGATAAGCTATACCGAAAGGAAGATATAATGGCACTCAATAACAAGGCAGTTAATCCAGGTTGGGGCGCGTATGGGGCTGACACCTATC